CCACCAACCGTCACAAAACTGAACGAAAACGGAGAGTCCCTGTTTGACGACGCGAGGGAGAAATAATTCCAGGCTTGCTGCTGCCGTCCAGGGAAAAGTAGAGAAATTTAACTATAAATAGAGTAATAATGGACAAGTATTTCCGTGAACCTCTCAGTGCAGGGGTGATTGCGGGGGGTGTCACCGCCGCTTACGTGTATGGAAAAAATCGCATGAATGGCGAGGGAAAACTCAAGAATTCGGACATGATGAAGCCCGCCTTTTTGGTTGGTCTCCTCGTGTATTTCATTGTGTCTCAAGGAATTGGACAGGGTGATGCAGTGTCGAAGGATCCTTACTAAGTTAAAGACAAAACTCATAGAAAATCTAATGTCTGCCACAGCATTTAACAATATGCTCGGTAGCTTTTTTGATGACCTCCTCTCGGAGTTTCCAGATAACAAGGACATCAAGGAGGCGAGCGAAAAGCCCAGGACGCGTGCGACTATGGATCGCTTCATGAAGTACACGGGTCCACGGGTCCAGTATCTTTCCGAGAAGAACTCGGCATTCTTTTCAGAGAAGAACAAGTTTATGCACGAGATTGGAGTGTGTGACATTTGGAAGAGCAAGCAATTGTCTCAGCAAAGCCGCATGGCAATTTGGGGTCACATCCAGAACCTTCACATGATTGGCACATCGATTGCGATGCTTCCACCTCAGATGCTTGCGATGGTTGAGGCGACGGCTGAGAAGTTTGCCAAGGAGGCAGGCGCCGACGGGGGTGAAATGACTGAGGCGAAGCTGATGTCGAGTATGCAGAAGATGATGGCTGACGTGATGAAGAACATGGGCAATCCTTCCGACCTTGACTGAGTTGTTTTTTTCCCAGTCCATAGTAATATGGATCCCAATGAGATTTTCCGCGCGGACCAGTTGCTGAATTTCTGGCCCACGGGGACACAGAGTGCAAAGGAGAGAACAGCAGCTACAGTCCGTTTTGTTCTCTATGCAAGTGTGGTTGTATATCTTATTAATCGTGACAATCGCGTTTTTGCTCTCGCCGGTCTCGTCCTCGCAATTCTGTATTATCTTTACACGTCAAACATGATGAGTGACGGAAAGATTCGCGAGACGATTGGTAATGGCCGTGTTGCCGGTCCAATTCGCGACAGTGTGACCATGCCTTCGCTGGACAATCCCATGGGGAATGTTCTGATGACTGATTACGTGGATCAGCCCGATCGCCCATCTGCTGCGTGGTACCCGAGCGTCCGGACCGAGGTTCAGAATGAGTGGAGCAAGATTCACCCATTTGAGCGCAAACGCGACGCCGAGCGTAATTTCTATACAATGCCAGTGACTACAATTCCCAACGACCAGGCTGGGTTTGCACAGGCTTCATTCGGTAAGCCATTTTCCCCCATGTGCAAGGACCAGGGAGGTTCTTCGTGCGACATTGACAACGATCGTTTCCACTTCCCCGAGCGTACCCAGATGCGCGCCGGTAACGGGCGATAAATTAAATTCCTCCGTGAATAGAAAGAATGCCTCAGGAGTATTATTCTGCGAAGGATTCACTCCTTCAGCCCGGTGTGTGGCAGGGGCCTGCAACCATCACGATGGTTGACGTCGCCACAGTAAGTTCTGCTCTTCGCCCAGTGGATACCCTGTCATGGAAGAATGGCTGGTCTGAGAATTCGTATGATTTCCCCAACAGCTATGTAAATCTGCCCCTGCGCGTCCTTGGTTTTGACCCAATTAGCACGTACGCAATTGACCAGAACACTCGTTTTGTTCAGCGGTACATTCAGAAGTAAAACAGGGAACCGATGTAGTCTGCTACGCAGACTGATCGTAAATAAAAAACTAGCCCATTATTAATGTGGACCCACTCGCACTGGCCGCGGTAGTTGGTTTGGTGTTTGCCGGAAAGCGTCTGAGTGAGAATTCAGATGATGCACCGGTAACCACGGAATCCAGAAAAGCAGGACCCCCAGTTGTAACTCGCCGCGACACCGATCTTATGGCCTACCCGAATGAGCACTGGGCCGACTATCAGGATGTCAAGATTATGACCCCCGAGCTTGGTCGTCGTGTTGGCGATTGGCGTCTTCAGCCTAAGAATGAAATTTCATCCCTGCAGGACATGCGACCCGACGCCAAGGCGTCCCCGTGGGGTCAGCCTGTGTACGACCTGTACGGTCGCCAGAACATCACGAACAAGATGAACAACTTTCCACCAGTCGAGAGAATGAATGTCGGCCCAGGTCTCGGTATTGGACCGGATGTGGCAGCCACTGGTGGTTTCCAGCAGTTTTTCCGTGCTCTTCCCAATAACATCAATGAGGAGCGCCTTACGACGCTGGAGGGCCGCGCCGGTCCAAGCAATCCCGTTGTCAAGAATGGTGGCGCGGGTGGTATCGGCTCGATGACTCACGCTGCCAAGACGTCAAAGTCATTCCACCGGCCACCTGCTCAGAACAGCGGACAACAGGCACAGGGTGGTGGCATGGTTGGTATGGAGGGTCGCCCCGACCAGATTAAGACTCGCCGCACGACGATTCGTCAAGAGACGGGTTTCCGCGGTGACACGCTCGAGTATGGTATTGCTCACTACAACGTGAAGCAGCCATACGACGGCTCCCTCACCGACAAATCACAGCCTCACCTGTCAAACAACCGTTCCAACGCAGATCGCATGGGCAATGCTGGTCGTATGAATGTTCGCGACGACCCAGTCAACGCCGTCGGTGCCATGACCAATATTCGCGCCGAAACGACTGCATTTCCAGTGGCACACCCATCGGCGGGTCGTTTCCAGAATTACATCACTCCCGAGTTTGAGAAGTTTAACGAGAAAAAGACGGAGATGGGTGGAAACCCATGGGCTGACACTCTCGACATTGCCATTAAGCAACTCGCGAAGAATTCATTCGTGCAGGAGCCACTGTCAGCCCAGTGATTTGGTACCAGTCTACAAAGACTCGCGTCGCAAGTCAGAAAAAAACCTAGGTTAAGATTATAAAATGAGCGGTGGTATTGTTCAGCTCGTCGCTACGGGTGCTCAGGACGCTTGGTTGTCCGGTAAGCCCGAGGTTTCCTTTTTCCGTTCCAACTACAAGCGGTACACGCACTACGCTCACTCGGTCGAGCGCCAGGTGATCCAGGGTAATCCACAGGCTGGTAGCATCTCCCTGGTTCGCTTCGAGAAGAAGGGTGACCTTCTGAGCTACGTGTACTTTACCGCTCGTGATTCGAACAATTCGGCCGTGACTGGTCTGGACTGGTCCAAGGTGATTGACAAGATTGAGCTGCTGATTGGTGGCCAGGTGATTGACACCCAGGATTTCCAGTGGATGTCTGACGTCGAGCCGGTGGTTGGTGCGCAGAACTTCTCCCAGCGCTACCTGAATTTCAACACCAGCGGTGTGACCAACCAGAGGTCCTCCTTCCTCCCCCTCAAGTTCTTCTTCTGCAAGGATTACTTCCTGGCTCTGCCTCTGGTTGCAATCCAGTTCCACGATGTGGAGCTGCGGATCTCATGGTCTAGCCAGCTGGGTTCCACCCTGACTTTTGGTGCAACGACCCGACCAAGCCTGTCGACACTGCCCCAGGCTTCGATCAACGTGCTGTCAACTGTAGTGACTGGAGTTGCCGCCAACACCGCCTTCTTGGCAACGAACTCAATCAACGGTCCAATCTTCGCCGGCTCTCTGGTGTCCAACACCCTCGTGCCCGATTGGAACGTGAGCGCTGTGATCCAGGCGACTTCCAACGCAACCGGCTTTTCCAACATCACGATCGGTTTTGCAAACACGGTGTCTTCTACTAACATCTTCTTCCCGGCCAACTCGGTCCTCAACGTGTACGCTCCAGTCACCTCGGCATCTGTGGTGGCACAGACGGTCATTGGCGCCACGTCAACTTCGGCAACTCTGACCTTTAACACTCAGGCATCCCCCACTTCGGGCGCTGGTATCCAGGCTGGTCAGTACGTGGCTGGCCTGCCTCTGTATGGCCCAGTGGTTGTGACTGCATCAAATGCAACCACCGTGAACGTGAGCTTCGTTGCTCAGCCGGCGCTTGCAACAGGTGCGCTGGTTGGTTCCGAGATTGGATTCTTCACTGGCGCGGCAACCCCCACCGCCACCTACGCAAGCCTGACGTTCGCTTGCTGGGCCAATTTCATCTACCTGGACCAGGCTGAGCGCAAGTTTTTCGCGGACAACACCCACGACATGCTGATCCACCAGGTGCAGCGTGTGCCGATGGGCAGCAACCCAGTGCAGGAGCTGGCCCTGGCGCACCCAGTCAAGTTCATCGCCTTCCAGTCCCAGCGGTACGAGAATGTGATCCAGAACGGCAACAACTCCCAGGCAGCTTCGAGCTACATGCTCAAGACCCAGATTAACGGTGTGG